CTGGTAGTGATTTACCTTCTGGAAATGTTGGTTTAGACCAAATAATGGGGTTAATGAATAATAAATAATGGCATATAACGCAAGAAAAATAGCGCCAACAGATTTTAAACCTGGAACTGGGGTAGGGGTATCTATCCCATTCTCAGCCCCAGGCTGTTTTTCTTCAACATATACTAATAAAGATGCTACAAAATCAAATCTTATTAACTATTTTTTAACTGAACCAGGATCACGTTGCGGTAATCCTGAGTTTGGTGGTGGTTTAGGTAAATTTATATTTGAACAAATCGCAGGAGATAACTTAGATTTCCTTAAAGAAGATGTTTCATCAAAGTTAAACTTATACTTCCCACAAGTTGAGATTACGAGTTTAGAAGTTACAGCTCAAGAAGATAGAAATACAATCAACGTAGTTTTAGATTATAAAATCTCTCAAACTAACGATACAGATACACTTGAAATAACCTTATCATAATGGCTAAAGTAAGAGACATAAAATACCTAAACAGGGATTTCAATAGTTTTAGAAATGCTTTAATAAACTATTCTAAAACATACTTCCCTACAACGTATACAGATTTTAGTGAAGCATCACCAGGTATGATGTTTATGGAAATGGCATCCTATGTAGGTGATGTATTATCATTCTACCAAGATAACCAAATCCAAGAGACCTTCACACAGTATGCTAATCAAACTAATAACTTATTTGAGTTAGCTTATATGTTTGGTTATAAACCTAAAGTAACAGGTGTAGCAACTACAGATATAGATTTCTACCAAAGAGTCCCATCAGTAGGTGTTTCAAAAACACCTGATTTTAACTATGCTTTAGTAATAGGAGAAAACGCTCAAATCAAATCTAATATTTCTAATATTAACTTTTTAACTGAAGATTTAATAGACTTTACTGTATCATCCTCTTTAGACCCTACTGAGATTACAGTTTATGCTGTAGATGCTTCTAATAACCCTACAGAATATCTTTTAAAGAAAACTAGAAAATCTATTTCTTCTACGATTAATACTACTACTTTAACTTTTACTACACCTGAAGAGTTTGCCACGAGAACAATATCAGCAACCAACTTAATAGGTATTTTGGATATAGTAGATAGTGATGGTAATACGTGGTATGAAGCAGATTATTTAGGTCAAGAACTAGTATTTGATTCAATCAAAAATACTAACCCAAATGACCCTAATAACTATACTGATGAATCATCAGTTCCTTACTTACTTCAAACTAAACAAGCAGAACGTAGATTTGCAACAAGACTCTTAGATTCATCAACCCTACAAATCCAGTTTGGTGCTGGGAAGAGTAACGACACAACTGAAGAAGTAATCCCTAATAGTGATAACGTTGGTTTAGGTTTACCTTTTAAGAAAGATAAGTTAACAACAGCTTATTCACCCTTAAACTTTATTTTCAATAACACATATGGTATAGCACCTTCAAACACCACTTTAACTGTTAGATATTTAACAGGTGGTGGTACAGGAGCAAACGTACCTGCTAACTCTTTAACAACCTTAACCAATCCAAATGTTGTTGCTTTTGCAAACTATTCGGCAACTGACCCAACAGGTGATTACCAAGCAGCTTTTAACTCTTTAGCTGTATCTAACCCAAATGCTGCATCTGGCGGTGGTGATGGAGATTCAACTGAAGAACTAAGACAAAACATAATCTCCAGTTATGGTACTCAGATGAGAAACGTCACACTGGATGATTATTTAGTACGCGCTTTATCTTTACCTTCTGAATATGGTCAAGTAGCTAAAGCTTATATTGAAAACTCTAAAGTATCTACTGAAAATAATAGTGTTTTAGATTTATATATCTTAGGGTTTGATTTAGATAAAAAACTAACGGCACCAACAGATGCTCTAAAAACTAATCTTAGAACTTACCTTTCACAATATAAAATGATAGGTGACTCTATTAGAATAAAAGAAGCATTCCCTATTAATATAGGTGTTGATTTTGAAATCATAGCTTTACCTAACTTTAATAGTAATGAAGTATTAAGGAACTGTATTACTACTCTACAAAGTTACTTTAACATTGACGAGTGGCAAGTTAACGAACCTATTATCCTAAGAGATGTATATGCTCAGTTAGATAATGTTCAAGGTGTTCAAACTGTTAAAAACATAGAGTTTACAAATAAAACTGGTGGTTCTTATTCAAACTACAAATATGATGTAGTAGGTGCAATGATTAATAATGTAATTTACCCTTCAATAGATCCTATGGTATTTGAAGTAAAATATCCAAATAGTGATATTACTGGTAAAGTAGTAAACTTATAATATTATGGCAGTATATAAAATCTTTCCAACTAAGGACGCTAGCTTGTATTCAATGTTTGCTACAATGAATACTGGTATTGATCCTATCTCCCAGGTATCTAACCTTAACTTAGCGTTATCTTCATCTCCTAGTGTTGCTAGAAATCTTATTTATTTTGATACTGCTGAGATTGAAGACGTTTTAAATAACAAAAAAGAAGGTACTTGGGAAGCATATTTAAAATCAAATATAGCTACAGCTCAGGGTATTAACGAAGATTCAGAGTTATATATCTACCCTTTAGCTCAAGATTGGAATAACGGTACTGGGACTTATTTAGACCAACCAATAACAACTGATGGAGCCTCTTGGGCAACACCAGCTTTTGATGGTTCTAACGTTCCTTGGTCTCAAGGTAACCCTACAACACCAATATCTTCTTCACGTACAGATAGTTATACTGACCCCAAATATGCCGTAGCTGGAGGGGGTGTTTGGTTTACAACTTCCTCTTATGGAGCTATGTCTTATCCTTATACTAAAACTTTTAGTATGAGAAGTGATAAAGACTTAGATATGAGAGTTACTAATACTGTTCATGATTGGTATAGTGGTTCTATTGGTAACTACGGATTTATTATGAAGTGGGAGGAAACCATTGAGTTTAACCCTAATAAACAAATACAACCTGTACTCCAATATTACAGTATAGATACAAATACAATCTACCCCCCATCATTAGAGTTTAGATGGGATGATTATTTATATCAAACTTCATCAAATATTCAAGTACTATCAGGTTCAAGTCTCTATATTAACTTAGATGAAAATCCTGGTATGTTTTATTCTGAAAGTATAAATAGATTTAGATTAAATGTTAGAGAAGAATATCCTAAACGTGTATTCCAAACCTCTTCTATTTATACTACTCAACATTACTTACCTACTTCTTCATATTATGCTATACAAGATTTAGATACAAACGAATATGTTGTAGGGTTTGATAAACTGTATACTAAGATTAGTGCTGATGATAAATCAAACTATTTTGATATCTATATGAATGGTTTAGAACCTGAAAGATACTACAAAATCCTAATCCAAGTAGATAATGGTACTAGTAGTAAAGTATATGATAACGATTACTACTTTAAGGTAGTTAATGGATAATGAAACAAAAAATAAATCTTCAAAAACAAGTATTTAGTAAAACTCAATATCCTAGGGTTGTTGATACTACATTTACTCAACTTGCTCCATCTGAAACAGAACCTGTAGCAACTCAGGATGTATCAGTTGATGAATTTTTTATTCTTTATGACAAACTATTCTTTGAAATCCCTAAAACTGGGAATAACTCTCACGAAACACTAATCACTACGAGTACAGAATATGTGGGTTATAATCTATTATCAACAGAAATAGAGGCTTTACAACAAGAAATCACAGAGTTAAGAAGACAACTATTAGATGAAAGAGGTAGTGCTTTAAATACTATAGCAGATGTGTTAGATACAGCAGGTTTAGATTTACCAGAACTACCAACCCTTCCAGATTTAGATGTTCCTACAGAATTTAGTGTAGATGTAAACGTAAGTATGGATCAAGGTGAAGAAAAAACACGTAAGGAAAAACGTCAAGAGCGTAGAGAAAAACGTAAAGAAGAAAGACAAGAACGTAGGGAAGAAAGAAGAAATAATTAATTATGGCTGACTCAACAGTATTATTTATAGATCCAAATTTTCTTTTATTAGATACCTACAGTGTATCTGATGAGAATCTTATTGCTAACCAAGAGGTTACTTCAACTTTTAATCCCGAAAGTGATTATGTTGAATATTACGTTTATGGGTTAAATAATTCTTTACTTTACCCTTCTTTAGAAGATGGTACTATCCCTTATTCGTTATACTCTTTATTAGATAACGATATCTATATTGATCCTTCTTTAGATTTACAAACTTACGGGTTTGAACAGGGTGGGTATAACACACTATATAACTTTTATTCAAATAGGTTATCATCATCATTTTCTTCTCAATATTTTATTTCTGAGATTTCATCTGACAGAACTGAGATTAGATTAGATTCTAACGATATAGAAGATGCAGATATTATTTCTTCTGTAACAGATTTTATAGCTGAGAGAACAGCAGATGAATACTACCCAGATTTTCTTCTTAACTTTGGTTCTAACAGAACTGTAATCGCTAACAATATTCAGTTAGATGGTAACACGGTTTTAATCAAGTTATACGAACCCCTCCCTCCCCAGTTTAACGTTAAATCAACTTTATGGGTAGTAGAAGAAGTATCAAATCCAGTTGCATATAACGTAACTTTTGCTGATGAGATTTTAGAGGAAGAAGATACTTCAATCCAACTAAAAGGACCTAATATTAATCTATCCATGAAGGACCAGATTAATAATAGTACCCAACCTGTTTCTTTAACTAGTTTAGATTCATCTCCTTTAACAAGTTCATACCAACAACTTCAAAGTTTATTTAACGAAGAAGGTATTCAAATCAACGTCGATTATTCAGAATATTCTAACTTTATCAACTTCTCTTCAATCCAATCTAGGATTGAAAACTTTGAATATAAACTTCAGTTAATAGAATCATACCAATCATCATCTATTTCAGGTTCTAACGTTCCTGGAACAGGGGCAGTATCAGGTTCTAAGGTATATTATGATAACTTAATAGGTGATATAATCACAAACTTTGATGGGTATGAGTATTTCTTATACTTTACAAGTGGTTCAAAATCTTGGCCTAAGTCAAATACAGAACCACCATATCAAAATCTATCTACTACAAACGTAGATGCTATTACTTGGTATAACGAACAAACATCATCTGCTGCAACTTATGATGAGTTAAACCAAGATAACTTATTCTACAACATCCCAGAATATTTAAGAAACGATTCATCAAATCAACAATATATAGAGTTTGTTGAGATGGTAGGTCAACACTTTGATAATATTTGGATTTACTTAAAAGATACTACTAACAAGTATAACGCTGACAACAGAATAGATGCTGGTATATCAAAAGATTTAATAGCACAAACTTTAAGAGATTTTAGTTTAAAGATTTACCAAAACAACTTCTCTTCGGATGACATATATTCTTCGTTCTTAGGTTTAACTCCATCTGGAAGTTTATTCCCATTCCCTAACATAACAGGTAGTTTACCTACCCCTGAAGGGTTTGAATATGTTGATACATTGATTTCATCTTCAACTGACGCGGTTCCATTGGATGACGTTAATAAACGCATCTACAAACGTTTATACCACAACTTACCATATTTACTTAAGTCTAAGGGTACTGTAGCTGGTGTTAAAACTTTACTTAACATATATGGTATCCCTGATACTATTTTACGTATTAGTGAGTTTGGAGGTAAGGATAAAGTTAATACTAACGATTACGATTATTGGTATAATAAATATAACTATGCTTATTCTACAGGGGATGATGGAATAATCTCAACAGATTGGAATACTAACCCAACTTGGATTTCCCCTGATGATGTTCCTAGTTCTACCCAGTTTAGGTTTAAACTTCCCCCATCATCATCCTTAACCCCACAATCTCAATCCCTATGGACTTTAGGTGACGGGAGTGATGTAAGATTAGTTTTAGAATACGATACTACCCTCTTAAATTCAGGGTCATTTGATGGGTCCATTGCTGACCCAAACAATCAATATGCTAACTTAAGATTCTTCCCTGCGTTTTCACTAAATCCTAATACATCAGCAGATATATCTTTACCATTTGTAAATGATGGTTGGTGGTCAGTTATGATTAATCGTAGAGGTGGTCAATTTGAATTGTTTGCTGCTAATAAAATATATAATGGTCAAACTGGAACTGAAATTGGTTTTATAGCATCCTCTTCTATTACAGGGGCACAAGATGGTCCTTGGTTTAGTGAAACTCTTTCTCACTTCCCAACTTCTTCCCCAATAGGTGGTTATAGAAACTTTAGTGGTTCATATCAAGAAATTAGATATTAT